TTAAAATAGATTTAACTTTATCACATATCTTTCTTCTTCATAATCTCTTAAACCACCAACCTTAATTTTTTCTGTTCTAATAATTGGTGATACAAGTGTTTTGCCTAATAAAGTCCAAGCAATTGTTTTACCTTTTATTTTTGTTGTGTCTGCGTGTATAACAGACATACCTGAATTACCTGTATCAAACTTTGCTACTATTTCACCAAAAGGTTTTATTGTTACAATCTCTTTGAAACCACAAGCATCAGGAACTTTTATTCTATTACTTTCTTTCATAAAGAATTCTATAACTTCTTTTGATATATTTTGACCACTTGCCTTTTCAATACCCTCTGTACCGGGTGATGAGTTTACTTCTAATATATGAGGTGGTTCTTTTTCTCTATTCTTGCTAGGTATAAAATCAACCGCAGTCCATAATCCACCAACTGCTTTAGCAGCTTTTAAACACTCTGTAATTTCAACTTCAGTTAAATCTATTTTAACTGGATCCGAACCTTGTGATACATTACTTCTAAAGTCGCCTTCGATAACTGGTCGTTTCATATTTGCTAATACTTTACCACCTAGTACCAACACTCTAACGTCATAGTCATTAGGTATAAACTCTTGTAAAAGTAAATCAGCATCTTCATCTTGTTTGTATAGCACTTGACATAAACTATCAAGACCTCTTTCTGATTCTACAAATAAGACGCCAACACCTTTACTACCTCTTAATGTTTTTAGTATGATAGGATATTTTGTATCTAACTTCTCAAATGCCTCTTTTGATTTTTCTGGGTCTGTAATCAATGCAGTCTTAGGTTGATTAATACTATAGTCAGCAAGTTTTAAATATGTTCTATACTTATCAGCACATATACTAATACATTGTCTTGAATTGACAACACATATACCATCTTTCTCTAGTGTTGATACAATATCCATCCAACTATCTTTTCGTGTAATTGAACCACGAATAATTGCTACAGTATCAGATGTTATCTCAAAACCTTTCGGGTCTTTTTTATTGTGCATTCTTCTAATGCCACCCTCAAAGGTCATATAACCACCTGTCAATTTATAAAGATAGTATGGTAACTTTAATTTTTCTGCCTCTTGTTTTAGTCTATCAGCAGTATGAAAAGTTTTTGCCTCTTCAGGTTCATCAGTAATAATTAATATCTTACAGAAAGATTTTTCTTCTTTCTCTTCACTTATAAACTCTCTGAACTTTGGTATGTGCATTATGCCTCATTACTTTGACTTTTTCCTATGTTATATTTAGCAGATAAGTTCCAATCGTTTTTTTCTTTGAAGTGTAGTATCTTAATTTGACTTAACGGTGCCCTTTGATTTACTACTTTATTTGTATCTACTATTTCAATAAGTTCCCAATCAGCAAGTAATGTTGCAATAGTGTTTCTTCTTTCTATATCATTCTTTACTAGACTTGCCGGTTTACCATCAAGTGCAAATAGTTCTTTGAAATGTGTTATGAAATATTTACCTTGTTTATGTAAGATATGACAAGACTGATATAACGTTCTATCTTTACGACTAGCAACACCCATTCTTGTTAGTGTTTCTCTTATCTTTAGGAAATCATCTGGTTGTTTGATTGTTACTTCTAACATATCATTAGGTGACCAGTTCACCTGTTCACTTCTTAATTCATTCATTTCTTCCCACCTTTATATAATCTTTTCTTAATAGTTTCAATTTGTTCTTTAGATAATATACTCAGAGCTGTCTTTGCTTTTTCATTACTGTAACCATAATACTCTTTAATATAATCTAAGTCTTTCAGTTGACTTGGTTTAAACCACTTACCACCAAATCTCTTTTTCTTTCTAACACTATTTATGAAAAAGTTAAATTGTAGTTTCTTAGGTAAGAAATGATACCCATTCATCTCATTTGCCTGCATTAGTGTATCGTAATGCATAGATAAACACTTATTAATTATAAAAGGTGGATACTTCTTTTCCCACTCTGTATCGTCTGTGTCTAGTAAGTTTTTCTTTGAAAAATTAATAGCATTGAGATAATCTTTTAATTCGTAACTCATTTGAATTTACAATTTGCCATAAGTTCAGTCAAACAAGCAACCATATTAATTTCTTGGTCAGCAACAAAGGCAGACTTGTATTGGTAACCTGCTAAAATTAAAATTGCTTGAGGAACAGATTTAGCATCAAAACTTTTTTCAAGATTATCATATATGGTTCTAAACAATTGAGTTGGTTCTTTGTCAATATTTGTAACAACCCACTTTCTCATATCATTAAATCTTTTATCTTTGATTGCAGTGACCAGTTCTTTAATATTAACTTCTGCCATATTATAAAGTATGCCACTATCAATCTTACCTCTGACTGAGTATCTTTGCAATTCATTTATAGTTCTTCTGAAATCAGGAAAGTATTTCATTATAAGTTCAGATAATACTTTCTTATCATACTCTATCTTTTCATTCTTCAAGATAAAGAATAATCTGTTCATAAGTTTTACTGCAAGTATTTTCTTTTGACCATTTACAATTCTAAAATCTACCACAGTGCAACGACTATGCAAAGCAGGTAGTATTTTGTTTTTATAATTGCAAGTAAATATAAATCTACAGTTCTTGTGAAATGTTTCTATAAAGTTTCTTAGTGCTGGTTGCACAGATTCAGGATTCATATAATCTGCCTCATCAATAATAACTACTTTATGTTTAGCAGTTTCATTTAGTGATGTGGTAGATGCAAAATCTTTTATCTTGTTTCGTAAAGTGTCAATCTGTCTACCTTCATCAGAACCATTTATGACAATATAGTCTGCTTTTAGTTCTTCACATAATGCTTTAGCAACAGTAGTCTTACCTGTGCCGGCAGTACCCGATAATAATAGATTTGGTATTTCACCTTTGTTAGAAAACTTTTTGAATGTATCTGATAAATCTTTTGTTAGTATACAATCCTGTATTGTTTTAGGTCGATACTTCTCGACCCATAAAAATTCTTCCATAATATAAACCTCAAATTAATTAAAAACACTATCGTTCTCAGTTGCAATCCAATATTGTATTTGCTTATTTCTACCAATGAAATGTGCTATACCTTTTTGTGAGATTGCGACATCATAGTCATCTTCAATTTGTTTGAAGTTTTCCATTCTAAAGTAAACAGTAAAAGTTTTATCAGTTTCACCTAACTCAACAGAATATTCATTTGATGAGGCATTCTTTTTATCAGATGCAGTAATAGTCATTGTACCATTCTCACCTTTTAGTGCTATGTCTGGTAATGCTAAAGAGTTGGCACCTTTCATTAATCTTTCAAACTTTTCTTTTGTAAATTGAAAAGTTACATATCTATCTGGAAGCTCTATTGTTTTAGAAGGTGTTACCAACACAGACTCATCAGCAAAGAAATATTTAATATGTTGCTTATACTTTTCATCTTTAATAGTTACATACTGACCACCATTAAAGTTTAGTTCTGGTTTTTCAAACAGTTCTACTGAACGTAGAAACTCTGGTAATTTGTATATACCAAACTCTTTATCAAAGTTCTCTTCAACTGTTGCTTGTGCTAACACATTCTTTAATGTAGATATCGTTCTAATTGTGTTACCAGGTTTCACTAAAATGTTCTCATTAATTTCAGAAAAGTTCTTGAGAACAGATAATGTTTGACTACTTACTTTCATCTTCACTCCTATCATAGTTTAATAATAATGTAATATAATGTATTGCTTTGAATAAGTCCATCTTATTCTTGCCGTGTTTTTTACCATAACGACAAACATATTTGATGGCATTTGCTTGAGCAAATTCACGACCTATATTTAGTTCTTTGAATATATCTTGAATTTGAAAACCACTACCACTATCAGAGTAGTGTTGATTATATGTAGATTTTATATAATCAATAACTTCGTATAATATTTTATCTTCATTGTATTTCATAATATAACCTTTAAAATGGAGCGTGTGCCAGGTATCGCACCTAGTTCTTTAGACTGGAAATCTAATGTAATACTTTTATACCACACACGCATAGAATCACTATAATCTATTTTCAATGTTTTGTCAAGTCTGAACTGCCCAATTTTTTATTATCTTCGGAAGTTTGAATCACCAAATTTTCTCTTGTTGATTCTCCACCATCTCTATAATTTTCAATATGACCTTTTTCAAAATCACCTGTTTGAAGTCTTGACATATCAATTTCTTTACCTTCAGGCGTATCCCAATTTTGTTCATTAGCAACAACAAGTTTATCTGTGTCTGATGCAACTCTTTTTTTATCTAGTTGAATAAAAAACTTATCTAATTTTTTAGTTTTTTTAAGTAGTTCATTTCTCATTTGATTGTTACCATTCTGTCTACCACTCATCATAGTTGCAAATGTTTGAGGTTCTTTTAAACTTCTATATGTATTTTCAATTAGTTTGTCACTACCTATCATATTAGATACAACTTTAACATATTCTTTTATAAACTGTGATTTAGTATATTTTCTAGACAGTTGTTTTCCATCATCTATCATTTGCATATATAAAACAAATAAATCTAAGACTGCATTTTTTTTAGGTATAGCATATAAATCTTTAGTTACAAACTTCATAAAATCATTAAATATTTTTTTAAACTTATGACTTGTTCTACTGGCATTAGAATCTATTCTATACATTTTATTAAATTCTCTTGCCATCATACCTTTTTCTAAACCCTCATAATAAATTAGGGCAAGACCTGCTATAAAACCATCTATTTTTCTTCTTATAATTTCTTTGTTGTCAAACCATTTTGCATTAGATGATGCAAAAAATCCTTTGTATTGACTTGCTAAATCTCTAATTACTTTAGCAATGTTTGAAGTTGATGCATTTCTCTTTTCTTCATCATTTAAAGGTTTACCATCATTAATTCTACTAAATAAATCTGATAATTGTTCTCTTGAAACATTAGTGTATATTGTCATATCTATTTTTGCGTCAGCATAAGAATATCTCATTGATTTATTCAAATCTTTGTAAAAAGTTTTCATCTCAATTGATATTGGTCTATCACCTAAACTATACAGACCCTCTTCTATAGAAACTTGATTATTTAAGAATGCTTTAATATTTGTTGCTCTATTATTTGAGTCTAAATTTAGATATTTTACACCCTTATCAAACCAATATTTAAAGTATTGAATATCACTTTTTGACTCTGTTTCTTTTGCGTGTTTCAAACACTTTTCAACATCACAAAAAATAAATTTACTAGGTGCCATACCTGTTATTAATGATGTTATATATGAAGATTTCTCATCTTCATCCCATCTAGAATCTTCAGATGCTTGAAATGATTTATCTAGTCCTAAAACAGGTTCTATGTCATCTAAAAACTCTAGCACAGTAATGGTTTTAGTTTCCGATTTTGCAATGGTATATATTTTTGTCATAATTCTCCTATATTAAAAAATATTAAATTAAAAACACCATAGATGTTGTGTGAATCACTATACACTTTTTTTCAAATATGTCAAGTCTAGAAATCACTTAACATATAAAATTTGTTTTCTAAAGGCACCAACACATCTTTAAATATGTTTACTGCATCTGTAAATTTAACATAATTACCATTTATATCTTGTAAATCATAACTAACTGTTAATCTCCTGTTTTTACAATTCCTATTATTACCTCTATGAAAACTATTTGTATCTACTAGAACAGGATAGTAGTTTTCATATTTTATTTTTTCTGTGACAATACAATCTTTTTCATCTGCACACATTACTATGCCGTCTTGATGCTTATATTCGTACATATCATTTGCCCAAAAATATTCCATACGACTATTGTAATCTGCAAATACAAAGTTTATTTTAGTTTTACTTTCGTCTGTAATTGTATCTGAATGTATCGTATTAGCAATACCTTCTTTTGTGTGTAGAAAATAATACGACCCTAATTTTATTTCATCTGTATAGTTGTTAAACCACTTTTCAAAATCATATTGAAAATCAAACTTTATCTTTTTATCTAACTTTATATTTTTATCGTAAGAGGTATTTCTATACGATTTTAAATCTTTTTCTAAATTCATTATGGTAAAGTTATCATTTTCACTGATACCTAAAACATCACAACCAGTAAACTCATCTATTAGACTTTTATCTGGTTGTTTTATTTTAAAAGGTAAATCTAGATATCTATAATACATTTCGATAATATACCACAAGCATCATCAAATGTCAAATAAGAATTGTCTTTGTTTAATAAAGAAAAACTAACAACATATCTAGGAACATTTGTTTGTTTATTGTAAGCTCTATGAAAAGCACCTGCGTTCACCAAAGTAGGGTAAGTTGTATCACTTTTTGCCTCACATATAAATTCAGCATCTTCTTCTTTTATTGTAGGAACTATTTCTTCAAATTTTAAATCATCATTTTGTTTGTATTCTTTGTATTGTATTTTAGACCTATCTTTTGCTTTAAAAAACTGTAATCTACTTTTATTATCAGCAAAGTTAAAATTAAGTTTTGCAAAACTATTTTCTTTCTCTAGGTCAGAGTGTATGGTCATAATTGAGTTTGCTGAAGTGTGTAAATGTGTTACATAACCTAAAGTTATTTTGTCACCATAATTATCTTCAAACCAATTTTTAAAATAATTATATTCAGATAAATCAATATCTCTCATCACATAACCTGAATTTGAGTTA